TTTTATATTCTAAATCTTCCAGCCAGTTTTTAATTTCCGTTTCTATATGTTCAGGGTCGAACCAGCTATAATCTTCTAGCTTATGGTCATTATCTCGGGTCATTTTGAAAGTAATTTGAAAGGTAGTTTTAGACATTTAAGCCCCCATCATCTGTAAGTTTTGCCGGCGTTTTTCAGATACAGATTTTGTATCATGCATAGGTATCACAATATTTTTTGCCTTTATCCCTGACCCTGAACATAGCTTGCAATCTTTACAGGTCGTTCTATAGCCTGCCTCTTCACTAGCTGGGCAAAGGGTTTCATTTTTACGGTCTATCTGGGCAAGGGTCTTTTCTTTACTTTCCAAAATTGGAACAGTCCTGAAAGTCCTATATCCCTGACCCCATGCATATAAAGCCTGTTCATATGTATCGGCTGATATCATGCAAAGGTCTGGTCTTACATCTGCCCCAGATACCCCGAGCTGATGGGTGTATCCAGTCCGGCCTTTTGCTAATGATAGTAAGCTTTCCCAAATAAAAGAGGGGGCAGCCGACGGGTCGCCATATGTTCCAAGCCTGACTATTTGTCCTGCCCCGAGCTGGGCTATATCTTCATGTCCTGACAGATAGGGATAAGCCCCTTTCTGATATTGTTTCCAAACAATCAAAACCCCTTGCCCTATGTTTACATAGCAAGTACGACCCTCAGCCAGTTTTTTATCTGGATTATTTGACGGTCTGCCCCTATGGATACAGTCCCCGCATATGGCAAAGTCTAGCCCTGATTTATTGGCATATCTAGGGTCGGTATCTTTGACCAGAATATAGGTCTGTATCATATTGCCTGTTTTTCCATTAGCTGATTTGAGAATTGCAATAACAGCTATTTCAATTTGAGGGTCTAGGCTGGAAGCCCCTTCATATATAACAAATCCATTAGACATTATTTGTCCCCTTTCATTACTTCATCAATAGGCTGGTCTGGGTCTAGGTCTTTAGTCGGGTCGACCCCCCATAAATCCAGAAGCTGTTCCAGCCCCTGTATCATTAAGCTTTCTTGTTCATCATATGCCCGTGCTGGGTAAGCTGAATATTCCATATCTTTAAGCCCCTTCTATTTGTAAGTTTTTGAACAAGTGACAGATAACGTCGACAGTCCAGCCATTGCCCAGCATTCTATATCGCTGGGTATTGCTAACCCCTGCTGAATAATTATCGGGGACTGTCTGCAATCTTTCACATTCTAAAGGGGTAAGCTTGCGCCATGCCTTATCACCCCAAAGGGTTTTTGGTTCGCGATTGCCCCCGTTCATAGTGTTAAGGCAAGGGGCTTTCCCTGCTGGATGATAGACCCGACGCAATAGGTCATGACCCTTCAGGTCTGCATCTGCTACATGGCAAAGGCCGTCGGGTGAAAAGACCAGCTGTCTTCTATTCTTCTGAAAGTAGGATTTAAGATTGCCACCCTTAAAATAATTGGCGTCGATGCAATGGGCTTTGTCCCTATCGGTCGCCCCGTCTTCCAAGATATCGGCAAGCTTTATTCCTTTGTCTTCTGGTAATCCATCAACAGGAATATTTGTCCAGTACAATCTAGGCCTATTCTGGGCTGATACTAGATTGCTATTTATAAAGACAGGCTCGACCCCTAGAAGGTCAGTGATTATCTGCTGGTCTTCTGCCTTCATCTGTACGTTTTCCAGCAAAAAATAACGGGGCTGCAATGCTTTCCATAGCCTGACCCATTCATAAAACAGACCAGACCTTTCACCCTCTAGCCCCTTTCTATTTCTGGATGCGATAGACAAATCCTGACAAGGCGACCCCCCAATGAGTAGGTCAATTTTATAGGCGCGATTATCGCCTGTAGTTAATAGCTGACCCTGTTCTGCATATACCCCCCGAACATCCCCGAGCTGGACAGTATCCGGAAAATTCTTCTGGGTGATACTGACCGCATACTTGTCTATTTCACTAGCAAAGTATTTAGTGACCTTCAGGCCTGACCTTTGCAAGGCAAGCTGACCGCATGACATACCGTCGAATAAAGATAAAACATTCATCTGTTTAATTCCCTTCTATATGTAATAGTTAACTAAAGGCGACCAGAATAAACCAGCCTGACCCGAACAGGGTTATCATAAATAAAACCCCTGCTATGCATTCAAGTACTAAATCAAATCTAGTCATGGTAAACAGTCCCTTCATTTTCTGATTAGTTTTCCGGCTATGTATTCGCAATTGTGAAGCTCATTAGCTAGGTGGTCGACTTCATCCATAATTTCTTCATCATGAAAGCCCTCAGATAAATCATCGCTTAGCACTTCGAGGGTTTCTATTGCATGGGATAGATAAGAGGTGACTAGATTTAACTGTTCTATGAATTCAGATTTCTTCATGATTAAGCCCCTTTCCGAGTGCTAAAGAAAACCAGCATGAAACAAGCTGACAGGATAAAAAGAAAACCGATAGCTTCAGGAATATTCATAAGACCCCCGAAGATGAACCGAGGCTGCTCCCATTCTGTAAAGAATAAATGAGACCCGACCAGCATATAAGTCAGGATTGCCGAAGCTTTTAGTAAAAAATTGAACATGGTTTTGTTCCCTTTCTGTTCCAGGCGGTACTATTACCCCCATACTTATTTATACCATAAAAAAGTATTTACGATAAAGCTTAAACTTACATAAATGCAGATATTATTCATTCAGTTTTTCGGATGGATTATTGAACCAGAAAAAAATACCGAACAAAAAACAGACAGACAGAATACAAACGGCTGCCTTCAGGTCAGGCTATTGGCTAGGGATGCATAGTCCCTTGTAATTCTAGGCAGGGCAAGGGCTTCCGGCTTGCCCGTGCCATAGCCTGTGCCATAGCTGGGCAGACAGGGGGCAGGGCTTGCCGGCCAAATACGCCCCCAGACCCCCCATGAGGGGGGTTCGTCTGTCATCCCACTCGATATAGGGGTTTCAGATTTTTGTGCAATTTTTAGGCTTACCTAAGTGTAACTACCGATCCAACTGTTCCCCTTAGTCCACTTAGATTTCCCCACAGCCGCCTTCATGAACTTGTCCAGTTCGTCATCCAGCTTCCTTGAGCGAACATCAGCCATACCTCTCAGTTCATCCTGAGCCATCTGTTCTGTCCAATAGTTCACTGCAATAGCCAGGGCGTCCAACCTATCGTCATGCTTCAGACTACCTCTGTCGGTTGTCACTCTAGTCATCTGCCAGACCAGCGTCTTGGTGTACTTATTGTCAGCGTCATATCCCTGAGCTGTCTTATAGTCATCCTCAATGACACTAGAGTCCACTATGAGCTTATGACGAGCCATCACAGGTTCTATGGTATCGATGATGCGACGTTCCTTCTGGGTACTATGCTTGACCTCTTCTATGAGGCAGGGATGTATCTTGTTCAGGACAGGCTTGAGGAGCTGGGTAAACATACCGTCACCAAAGTTAGCCTCAGTGATAATAGCGTTGACCTTCTCGCTCTTAGCTATCTCTGCAAGCTTGGTAAGGGTATTGTTGTCGTACCCTCCCTGAAAGCCACCGCAGCGTCTGACATATAGGAAGCCGTTAATCATCTTGACTACAGCATAGCCTGTTTCGTCTTTACCACGCCCAGCAGGGTCAATAGCCATGACTGAGCCTGTGTACTCCCCAAAGTCACTAGAGGTACTCCTAGGGTGGTAGAAGCGGTCTCCAGCCATCGCTAGGTTCGGTAGGTCTTTCCACTGCTTCTCAGGGTCAGGCATCCAGTGTACATCCATAGGGGCTTTGTCTGCCTGTGTATGCATGACAATCAGGTCTCGTATCTTCAGGGGGTATCTCTCAAGGTCACTGAGCTGGGTGTTCAGCATAAACTGTAGGGAGAAGCCAGCCTTCCCATATTCAGCCTTACGCTCTGCCAAATCCATGTCAGAGAACCGTAGGGGGTCTGTAGATGTACCTTCGTCAACTGCAAGCTTCTTTATGTATGGGGCTAGGTCGTTGCCGTACTTGTCCATCTCTTCAGACGTAGGCATCAGAGCTGGCCAGATTTTAGTAGTAAAGGTTTCCGGCAGCTTATTATAGATACTGTCTTCTGTCTGAGGTGTACCCAGATATATAACCCGAGCATCTCTCTTGGGCTTCAGGATAGCTGAGAACTCTTTAGTACGCTCTAAGAGCTTCTCTCGCATATCTGAGGTAGCTGAGTTATTCAGCACCTCTACGTCGTCTGCAATAACGATGTCTGCACGAGTACCAGTGATCTGACCAGTGATACCCACAGACTTAACTGAGGGAGACTGGTCGGGTTCTGCTGGGGCTACGTCAAATTCAATCTTAGACTGCCTCTGGTTATCTTTAGGTATAAGATGTTTCAGAACCTCCATCTGATTGACCAGGTTCAGGGTAAAGGTGGTGAAGTTGTCAGCTCTGTTCTTTGACGCTGATACCACCAGTATCTTCTTCTGAGGGTCTCTAAGCAGCTCCCAGAGGACATAGGCAGACGTAATGAACGACTTACCTACACCTCGGAACGCTTGGATACATATCTTTGTCTGACCGTCCTGTAGGAACTGTGCAATGTCATACTGGACAGGGGTAGGGTCAGGTAACTTGATTTCTTTCCATACTAGGTAGAGAAACTTCCTGAAGTCCTGTTTAATCGGCCTCAGAGGATCGCTGAGAGTCATCTCAGGGGTCTGGGGTATGATTACACCAGAAAGACCCTCTTGACTCTCTATGGGCTTCCTAGAGCGTTTCTTGGACATTATGCTGTCTCTGACTTCTTCTTAATAGCAAAGCCACCCTTCTTAGCTCTCATCTTAGCGTAGGTCTTAGGGTCGACTGTTGAGTTCTTCTTAGACCGACTAGTGCCAGCCTTCTTACGTTTGTTCATGTGTTCATATAGTGACATTAGCAATTCCACCTTCGCATTGATGCTCTAGCTCTTTCAGCATTCTTAGAGCGTTTAACAACTCCACCCATTCGAGCGCAGAATGATTTCTTACGCCCTGCATCCTTCTTAGTCTTAGGATTAGGGGCAGGGGGCTTTAGGTTACTTCCGGTCTCACGGTTGTACTTCCGTCTGCCTTTTTCAGTGAGACCAGCTCCGGCAGCAGTGGATAGCTTCTCACCTTTTCTAATTGATAGGGTGGTCATCAGTATCCTCCTCGAAGTCTGGTAGTGATGCCATAAGCTTACCGATGTTATTATCTATGGTAGGTAAGGCTTCTATACCGTTGTCCTTGAGGAACTTGATGGCTGCGCTTAGTTCTGCTGGGGATGCTTCCCCTGACCTTACTCGGCCTAGCAACTCCTGAGCTACTGCATCATGCAGGGTAGACAGGAGGTCTTCCGACGCTCTCTTGGTCATTGCCATTCTCCTGTTCGGATTTGATTTGTTACTTCGGTTGCTCTCTGGCCTACTTGTTTAGCCCAGGTAGACCGTAGGAACTCATCGGCTGCCATATCGTACTTTCCGTCCTTTAGCAGACCCATTGCGTTTACGAACTTGGAGACTGTTCCTATTCCTACGTTGAATGTGAAGTTGATAAGGGCTGCGAAACGTACCTCGTCTAAATCCAGTGTCCACGGAAAGCGACGCTTGAGCTGTTGTATTGCTTCTTTGATGTCGTTCTCCAGAAGCATCTCCGCTTCCTGTTCGGTTATACCTACGTCGTCCAGATTTCTTCCAATTCCGATAGTACATTTACCCTGTGTGCAAAAATAAGGTTTAAGTTTCATGCCCTCATGGCGTTTGAGTTGTTCGACCAGTTTATTCATTTAGTGTTTATCCTGTGAACAATGTTGATTGCTGTGTTGATCCATACCCCTATTAGGACAAGGATATGGATAATCATTTCTATGTGAGCTACTTCCATTACTTACCAAACATCTTAGTTGCGCCTTTGATCCCGAAGGATGCGCTTACGATTACTCCGAGGGTGTACTTGTACCAATCAGGGGTCATAGCAAGAGCCTCAAAGCCTCGCTCGACGTATTCTACAGTGAAGGGCAAGAAGCAGAGCAACAGGGGGATGCTGAACAAAATGGTAAGGTACTCGTCTTTCCATGAGCCACTAGAGTTCTTCTGGGCTGCAATGTCCCAGTCTATCTCTCCAGATATCTGCTTCTCCATCAGTGTGGTCTCAGCTTCTATCTGTACTAGCTTCTGCTTGGCCTTAGCTTTCTTGGTCTCTATGTAGCCACCTACAGCTTCACTAGCGACGCCCATGATGCCTTGTAGGATTACTCCAATCATATTAGGTCTCCGATTTTCTCGCACTTAGTGCCTACTATTGTGTATTGAGGCATCACCTGTTCTACGGATACCTTCATCTCAGATATGCGAACCTCACATTCTGCCTTGGTGGCTCTAAGTCCCCATAGGTCTGAGAGTTCTAAACACTGGTCTGAGCTGTTCATTAGGCAAGCGAATACGATTGCTTTAAACATTAGTTATCTCCTGAAGGTTAAATAAAAGAGACCAGCAACGTAGATAACTACTGCTCCTCCTAGTATTGTGAGGAGTGCTATCGCTCCTATTTCCATTAGTTCTTGCCTTTTTTTCTTTATTCTTTGTATTTCTGCCTGACGCCTTTTTCTGGCTTCTGCTTGAAACTTTACCCAGTCCCCGTATAAACCAGGGCGACCATAGTAAATCATGGCTTGCTCTAGCTCGGCTCGTTTAGCCTTGAGTGCCTCGAGTGCCATGAATTCTTCTAGTACTTCGCCCTCATTACCGCCTATG